CCGTGCCCGGCATCGTGCTGGCCACGGTGTTTGTCACCTTTCCTGACGGGAAGTGAGATATTTGGATGGTGAGAATCGAGATATTTGGGGATTCTCAGGTACTCAATGGGACAAAAAAGAGGTCAATTTCTAAAAGAAATTTAACATAGTGAAAATATCGCGCAGAACTAGATGGGGCACGAAAAATCAGCCCAACTTCCCCATCTAGTCAGGGATGTGCAAAAAACAAAGCCCGGACGAAGCCGGGCTGAAAACACCTTGCGGTGCCCGCTCAGGGAGGAAAAGCGGGGGAGCTCGCGCCCCGTGTGAATTCTATCCACACGATCAGACCACGCACATCGTCTTCACCTAAAAATTCCGGATCAGAACCTCGCCAGCGGCCTTCTTGCACGTGGCACCTATCGAGTAGCGCGTGGTCACGCCTTCAATGGCGAAATTGCCAAACGTGTCGCGGACTTCCGGCCGGTCATTCAGACTGAGAATGAATTTGCCCTTGATCGTGGCCAGCAGCTCGGCCAGCGCGTTGAAGTCGTCACGGCTGAACAGGCCCTTGCCGTAGTCGTCCTCGCAGCCCCAGTACGGCGGGTCGAGGTAGAACAGGGTGCCTGGCTTGTCAAAGCGCGTGATCACGTCCTGGTAGGGCCGGTTCTCGATGAATACCCGGCTCAGGCGCAGATGCGCCTCGCTCAAATCTTCCTCCAGGCGTAGCAGGTTCAGGCGTGGCCCCTGCGTGGCGGCGATGCCAAAGGTCGGGCTGCGCACGCGCGCCCCGAACCCACACTTGTTGAGGTAATAGAAGCGCGCCGAACGCTGAATATCGGTCAACGTCTCGGCCGGCGTCTGCATGAAGCGGTCGAATTCGTCACGCGCCACGAGCATCCATTTGAACTGCTCGACCAGCGCGACCAGGTGGTGCTTGACACAGCGGTACAGCGTCACCAGGTCGCGGTTGATGTCGTTGATGATCTCGACCTTGCTTTCGGGCTTGCGAAACAGCACCCAGGCTGCTCCGGCAAACACCTCGCAGTACGCATGGTGGGCTGGAAGGCTCTGCACGATGCGATCAGCAAGGCGGCTCTTGCCACCTTGCCACGCCAACGGGCTGTTGATGGGGTTCATGGACTGGCATCTCCGATAATGCCCCGGCCTGTACAGGTGGCAGGGTCTTCGGCCAATGCCGTGCACGTTACGGCGGAGGCGTTTGTCATGGGTGTTGGCGCACCCTTGGCATTCGCCCTGTCTTTTTCGCACAGGCATCGTAGGGGTTCAGCACCCCCAACAAACAATAAAACGTTTTCGTTAGTGTTGTACGCGCGCGCGCGGCACAGTGCCGGCCATGGAAGACGTCGCGCAACGCACGGTGGTGGCCGCTCTGACGCTGTCAGCGGCTGCGCTGGTGGGCATATCGGTGGACGAAGGCTTTACCGCCCGCGCCGTGCCCGACGCTGTGCGTGGCATGGCCGTCCCCACCGTAGGTTTTGGCAGCACGCAAGGCGTGCGCCCTGGTGACTCCACCACGCCGGTGGCGGCATTGCAGCGGCAGCTGCGCGAAGTGCAGCAGTTTGAAGGCGCCCTCAAGACCTGTGTGCGCGTGCCCCTGCACCAGTACGAGTACGACGCCTACATCAACCTGGCCTACAACATAGGTGCGCCGGCGTTTTGCAATTCAACACTGGTGCGCCGCCTTAACGCGGGCGACTACGCCGGTGCCTGCCGGGCCATTTTGATGTGGCGCCGTGCTGCCGGGGTGGACTGCTCGCACCCCAATGACGTGTGCACGGGTTTGTGGAAGCGCCGCATGCGCACCTACCAGCAATGTCTCGGGCAGGAGCCGCAGCCATGATGAGCTGGCGCCTGGTGCTGACCGACGTGCTGCTGCTGGTGCTGGCGGTGCTACTGGGCTTTGTTCTGGGCCAGCGCCACCAGGATGCAGCCTGGCGTGCACGCCAAGACGAGCAGGACAAGGCAACGGTGACCGCCATGCAGGACGAGCGCGCCCGCGCCGATGCGTTGGTGACCAGGACCGTGCAGCAGCAGCTGCAAATTGATGCTTTACGCAAGGAGCGCCAACATGAAATTGCCCGTGCCACTACTGGTCAGCCTTGCCTGCGCGATGCTGCTTTGCGCGTGCTCGAACACGACACCCCCGGCATCCGCTTGGTGCCCGAGCCCGCCAGCGCTGTTGCTGCAACGCCCGCCGCCTCTGCCACCGGTGCCGGTGACGATGCGGAAAGTTCCGGCACCACCAGCATCGACGCCACAAGCGCCGCAGACGAACGCTTCAGCACCGACACCCAGGTAGGTTGGTGGATCGTGGCAGCCGGGGCTGCGCATAACGCATGCGTGAAGCAGCTGGATGCGCTGATCGATTGGCACCTTAAAGAACCCTTGCACCAGGCAGCAACGCCATGATGATCGAAGTAACGCTGACCAACTTGATCCTGATCGCCACCGTGATGATTAGCGGCGTGTGGGCATTGCTCAAGATGCTGGCGATGCAGTTCAAGAAGGACTTTCACCAGGGGCTGGATGCACTGGAGCGAGCTGACCGCCTGCAGCACGCCGAGTTGAACGCGCGGCTGGAGGCAATCCAGGAAGCCAACAAGGTCGATGCCGGGCAGTGGGGTCGCGTGGAGCGCGAGCTGATGAACCTCAAGGCCGAGTTGCCGCTGCACTACGTGCGGCGCGAAGACCACGTGCAGACCATGGCGCAAATCATGACCAGGCTGGACTCCTTATCTTTGCGCATCGAGAACATTTTGCTGAAAGGAACCCACGCCCGTGAAAACTGAAGAAGTGACCATGCTGGCGCTACGTGCGCGCCGCGAATTCATGCGTTGGGTGTTGCTGTTGACGGCCAATTTGAACCGACCCGCCGAATCAACCTTGCGCATGCTGCTGGGGGTGGTGCAAGCGGAATACCCCGACGCCACCGACCTTGAGGTACGCCGCGAACTGGACTACCTGGAAGAGCGCCACCTGCTGTCCATCCGCACCGATCCGCTGGGGCAGATACGTGTAAAGCTGGAGCGCTCGGGCATAGACATTGTCGAGCGCACGGTGGACTGCGACCCGGGCATCGCACGGCCGCCTGCAGGTTGAGCGACCATGGGGCGCAAAAGCAAACTGGCGCGCCTGGCGCCCGAGGTCAAAGGCTACATAGAAACGCGCCTGGCCGAAGGGCGCATGACGCTCGACGAGCTGATTGACGACTTGCGCGCGCGCTTCCCCGGCGAACAGGGTGCCGGGACACTGCCCAGCCGATCTGGCCTGGCGCGCTACGGCGCAAGGCTGGAGCGCAGGCTCAACGCCATCAAGGCCAGCACCGAGGCCGCGCGGCTGATCCGCGACCAGGCCGGTGACAGCGAAGACGCCAGGTCTGAAGCACTGACAGCCTTGGTGCAGACCGAGTTGTTCGAAGCCATTCTGTCGCTGCAAGAAGCCGACGACCCCAACCTGGACGTGGGCGAACGCGTGGGCATGCTGAGTGCCGCCGCCAAGAACATTGCCACGTTGACGCGCTCAAGTGTGGCGCTCAAAACCTTCCAGGCCAAGGTATGCGAGCGTGCCGAGGCCGTGGCCGCCAACATGGAGAAGATCGCTTCCAGGGGCGGACTGTCAGCTGAATCCGTACAGACCCTGCGCCGCGAGATTTTGGGCATCGCCGCATGACACAGGTTCCGGTCAGGCTGCCCAATACCGCCCAGGTGGATGCACCGGCGGTGCTGATGGATTACCAGAAGCGCTGGGTGGCAGACCCATCACCGCTCAAGGTCGAAGAAAAAAGCCGGCGCACCGGCCTAACATGGGCTGAGGCGTCAGACAACGTGCTGTCGGCCGCATCGCACCGCAGTGCCGGTGGCCAGAACGTGTATTACATCGCCTACAACCAGGACATGACGATTGAGTACATCCAGGCCTGCGGCATGTGGGCACGGGTGTTCAACTACGCGGCCAGCGAGATTGAAGAGGGTTTCTGGGACGGTGAGGACGATGCTGACAAGAACATCAAAACCTACACCATCAAGTTCCCGGGCTCGGGTTTTCGCATCGTCGCGTTGTCCAGCCGGCCATCGAACCTGCGCGGCCGCCAGGGCACCATCGTCATTGATGAGGCCGCCTTCCACGAGAAGTTGGCCGAGCTGTTGAAGGCCGCATTGGCCATGCTGATCTGGGGTGGCAAGGTACGCGTCATCAGCACCCACAACGGGGTGGACAACCCATTCAATGAGTTGGTCAACGACATCCGTGCCGGCAAACGCAAGGGCGTGGTGCACCGCGTCACGTTCAAAGAAGCGGTGCAGGACGGCCTGTACCGGCGGGTGTGCATGCGTTTGGGCAAGGAATGGTCTGCCGCCGATGAGGCGGCGTGGATGGCCGACGTCTATGCCTTCTATGGCGAAGGCGCCACCGAAGAGCTGGACTGCATCCCCGCAAATTCTGGTGGAGCCTGGTTGTCGCGCGCACTGATTGAGTCGCGCATGAACCCCGCCACACCGGTGCTGCGCTGGGAGTGCAAGGCGGGGTTCGAGCTGCTGTCCGACGCGGTGCGCAAAGCCGAGTGCAATGACTGGCTGGTGGAGCACCTGCTGCCCCTGCTGGAGGCGTTGCCAAAGAATGCCATCAGCTTCAACGGCGAAGACTTCGGCCGCACGGGCGACCTGACCGTTCACGTGCCGCTGCTGCAGCTGCAGAACCTGGTGCGCAAGGTGCCCTTCATTGTGGAGCTGCGCAACGTGCCATTCCGCCAGCAGGAGCAGATTGCGTTCTTCCTGCTGGACCGTCTGCCCCGCTTCATGGGCGGGGCGTTTGATGCACGGGGAAACGGCCAGTTTCTGGCTGAGGTGGCCATGCAGCGCTACGGTGCCAGCCGCATCCAGCAGGTCATGCTCTCCGAGGGTTGGTACCGCGAGCACATGCCGCCCGTCAAAGCGGCGCTGGAAGACGGCACGCTCACCGATCTGCCGAAGGATGCCGATGTTCTGGCCGACCTGCGCGCCGTGCAGATGGTGCACGGCGTGCCCCGCATTCCAGAAACTCGCACGACGGGAGAAGACAAAGGAAAACGCCACGGTGATGCAGCGGTGGCCGTCGCACTGGCTTACTTTGCCAGCCGCGAAATCAATCTCGGCCCGGTGAACGTCACTTCGCGCCCGCGCAAGTCCCTGACTTCGGTGGGTGACATCAACATGCGAGGCTACTCATGATGGTGAACCGGTCTATGTTGATCGACCACGTGGCAACCCGTGCCAGGTCGATCGACTTTGCAGCACTGGGGCTGCTGCTCCCCAACCCAGACCCTATCCTGAAATCCCAAGGCAAGGATGTATCGGTCTACCGCTCCATGCTGAGTGATGCGCTGGTGGGCGGCTGTGTGCGCCGGCGCAAGGCAGCCGTGCGTGGCATGGACTGCGGGCTGGAGCGTGGCGCGGGGTCGGCACGCATCACCAAGGCGGCGCAACAGATGCTGGACGCCCTGGATGTGCCGGACATCATGGGGCAGATGATGGACGCCGCTCTGTACGGCTACGCACCGCTGGAGGTGATGTGGCAGGACCGTGGCGGCCTGCTGATGCCCCAAAGCGTGGTGGGCAAGCCGCCCGAGTGGTTTGTTTTCGACCCGGAAAACCAGTTTCGCTTTCGCACAAGGGCGCAGCCGCTAGAAGGTGAGCTGCTACCCGAGCGCAAGTTCTTGCTCGTGCGGCAAGACGCAACGTACCAGAACCCCTACGGATTCCCGGACCTGAGCATGTGCTTCTGGCCGCTGGTTTTCAAGAAGGGTGGACTGAAATTCTGGCTGGCGTTCACCGAGAAATTTGGCAGCGCTTTCAGCGTTGGAAAACTGCCTCGCAATTCCAGCTCCGAAGAGCGTGCCTCGTTGTTGAACGCCCTGGAGGCGTTGATTCAGGACGGTGTGGCCACGATCCCGGACGACGGGTCGGTCGAGCTTATCGAGATGGC